TACAAGAAGAAGAAAAAAACAGACAAAAACAATACGCTGTTGTTGGTAACGCAATAGGTAATCTACAAAACATATTTGCAGCATTTGGGAAAGAAAGCAAGGCGCTTGCTATTGCGGGAATCGTAACGGAACAGGTCGCTTCAATTAGTAAAATTATTTCAAACACAGGAATAGCCAACGCTAAAGCGGTAGCAGTTTCTCCTCTTACTCTTGGACAGCCTTGGGTTGGTATCAATTCCGTTTCAGCAGGTTTGTCAATAGCGGGTTCTGTTGCGGGAGCTGTTAAGTCAATAGCAGATTTAAAAAGCAACAAGAAATCTCCAAGTATGGGAAGGGTTTCTTCGGGTGTTAGGGGTGCAGCACCAACAACAGCACCTCAATCCCCAAGTTTTAACATCGTAGGACAAGGTGGAACGAACCAACTAGCCGAAGCGATAGGCTCACAATCAAAGCAACCAATAAAGGCTTACGTGGTTTCTAACGATGTAACAACAGCACAAGAATTAGACAGAAACATTGTTGAAGGTGCATCACTATAAACAAAAAGTAATAAATAACGTTTTAAAATAAAACAAATATGCTTCCATTAGTTGAATTAATTATAGACGAAAACGAAGCTACGGACGGAATCGAAGCAATCAGCTTGGTTCATACTCCCGCAATCGAGGAGAATTTCGTGGCATTGTCAAAGCAAAAGGTAGAATTAAAAACTTTAGATGAAGAAAAACGTATCGTTGTTTCTTTGGCTCTTATTCCCGATAAGGAAATTTACAGACGTAATTCCAAAGGCGAAGAATATAACATCGTATTCTCAAAAGAAACGGTACGTAAGGCATCTGAATTGTACTTTAAAAACCTAAACAATAACAACGCTACTTTGGAACACGAAGAAAAAACAGATGGGGTTTCTGTAATTGAATCGTGGATAGTTGAAGATGTAGAAAAAGACAAGACAGCTATTTATGGATTGAATGCTGTTGAGGGTTCTTGGGCTGTTGTTATGAAAATAGACAACGACGAGGTTTGGCAAGACATCAAAGAAGGTAAGTATTTGGGTTTATCAATCGAAGGACGTTTTTCAGAAAAAGAAACTGAACTTTCAGAGGTTGAACTAGAGTCTTATTCAGACTATCCTCAAGGTGTTAAAAGTAACGCTAGAAAGGTACTAGAATGGACAGAAAAAAATGGTTGGGGTTCTTGTGGTACAGGAGTAGGAAAACAACGTGCTAATCAATTAGCAAAAGGAGAACCTATAAGCGCAGAAACAATAAAAAGAATGTACTCGTATCTTTCTAGGCATTTAGTTGATTTAGATAGTTCAAAAAGCTATTCTGATGGGTGTGGTAAATTGATGTTTGACGCTTGGGGAGGAAAAGCTGCTTTGCGTTGGTCAAAAAGCAAAATAGAAAAACTAGGATTGTCTGCGGAAGTAGAAAAGGAAATGGAAGAAGAATTGTTGAATAAAATAATCGAAATCTTAAAAGACTAATGGAGAACTATACAAGTCCTAAAAATTCAAGACGTGGGTGTTTGTGCGCTGATGGAAAAAAGTATTCAAGAGATTGCTGTAAAGGAAAGCTAATCAATCAAGGAATTGGCAACCTTAAAAACCAATCAAACTACACAATAACAGAGGAGTAAAATCTGAATTTGTAACAATAGTATATTAATAACGTTTTAAATAAAATCCACACAAAATGAACAAAATCGACCAAATAAAAGCTTTGCTAGGTATGGAGGTTAAATTGGCAACAATGAAACTAGAAAATGGTACTGAAATCGAAGCGGAAGCATTTGAAGCAGAAAACGAGGTTTTCATCGTTTCAGAAGAAGAAAAAGTTGCTTTGCCTGTTGGCGAGTACGAACTAGAGGACGGAAAAATTCTTGTAGTAGTTGAGGAAGGAATCATTTCTGAAATCAAAGAAAAAGAAGAAGAAGCCGAAGAAGCTGAAGAAATAGAGGAAGAAACAGAAGCAAAAGAAGAAGTTGAAGAACAAGAGATGAAAGCTGAAACTTCTACACCTAAAAAGGTAGTTGAATCTATTTCAAAAGAAATTCACTTCGCTAAAATCGAAGAAATGCAAAAAGAAATTGACGCATTAAAACTTGCTTTAGAGTCTAAAGAGGAAGTAAAAGAAGAAGTTAAAGAGGAGGTTGAATTGAGTGCCGAAGAAGTTGCACCAATCAAACACAATCCCGAAGCTGATGCTTCTAAAAAAGAAACTTTCTTGTATTCTCAAAAAGCACCAAAAACAACAAAATCTGTTATATATAACAAACTATTCAAATAATCAATTAAACGTTTAAATTTTAAAAAATGGCAACAACAACAAACATCACTACAACTTACGCAGGAGAGAAAGCTCAAGGCTACATCGCTGCTGCTTTGTTAAGCGGTAACACTATCGAAAACGGTGGTATTACTGTAAAACCAAACGTAAAAAAATCAGAGGTACTAAAGAAAATCGCAACAGGCGACCTTATTGCTGATGGTTCTTGCGACTTTACTGCAACTTCTTCTGTTACTTTGACAGAGAGAGTAATCACTCCAAAAGAATTTCAAGTAAACCTTGAATTGTGTAAAACTCCTTTCCGTGCTGATTGGGACGCTATCTCTATGGGGTATTCGGCATTCGACTCTTTACCTCCCGATTTCCAATCTTTCTTGGTTGCTCACGTGGCTGAAAAAGTAGCTACAAAAATCGAATCTAACATTTGGCAAGGTGCTGATGGAGACGAAGGAGAGTTCGACGGACTTGTAACATTGGCGACTGCTGATGCTGATGTAATCGACGTAGCAGGTGCTTCTATCGCAGCGGGAGGAGTTACTGCTTCTAACGTAATCGACGAACTAGGAAAAGTAGTTGATGCTATTCCTGCGGCTTTGTATGGTTCTCCCGACTTGAAATTGTACGTTGCTCAAAACGTATATCGTGCGTACGTTCGTGCTTTAGGTGGTTTCGCTGCTAACGGAGTAGGTGCAAACGGTATCAACGGACAAGGAACAAACCAAGCAATGGGAGACTTGATGTTCGACGGAGTACCTGTATTCGTAGCAAACGGATTGGCTTCTAACTACATTGTAGCTGCTGAATCTTCTAACTTGTTCTTTGGAACAGGATTGTTGAACGATTCTAACGAGGTTAAGGTATTGGATATGGCTGACCTTGATGGTTCTCAAAACGTTCGTGTAATTATGCGATTTACTGCAACTGTGCAATATGCTTACGGTGCTGAAATTGTACTTTACACTCCCGTAGCGTAATTAGCAAATTAATAATTATTTAAAAGGGGTGGGTTTGCGCCTATCCCTTTTTTTACACTAACTTTAAAAAAATAAAAATATGGCTTGTGATATTACAGCAGGAAGAAACGACTCGAACTGCTTGGATAGTCTTGGAGGAATCAAGGCTATTTATATAGCGAATTACGCCAAAGGAATGTTTGCAGATGCAACATTTACAGGCGAAGAAATTACAGCAATGGGTTCTGCTTATGACGTGTTCAAATACGAATTGAGAGGAACGAATAACATTGACGAAGCAAACACTAAAGACATCAACGCAGGAACTTCTATCTTTGAAGCAAGTGGAACTATTACACTAAAGAAACAAGACGCTACAACACAGGCGCAAATGGTTCTTTTGTCTAAAGGTCGACCGCAAATCATTGCAGAAGGATATGACGGAAGTTTTAGAATCTTCGGAATCAAAAACGGAGTAGATGTAACAGTAAACACTGCAAGTGGTGCAGATATGAATGAATTTAACGGGTACACTTTGACATTGGCTTCTAAAGAGGACAATCTAGCGTATTTCGTAGATTCTTCTATAATCTCTGTGGGTGCAGTAACAGGATTTGACGTTCAAGTGAATCCATAAGCGTTTTAACGTATTAAAAAAGAAAAGGTATAGACTTAATTGTTTATACCTTTTTTCTTGTCTTAAAATCAAAGTTTTGAAACAAAAAACAAACACGCTTATAAATTGTTTTAAAATAAAAGAAAATGATAATACTAACAACTAGCACAAATGCACAGGAATTAAAATTTATTCCTAGAGATTACGCGGCTGATTCTATTGTATTAACAGACGAACAAGCAAACACTAGCACAACTATATCCGCAACATTCACAAAAGACGGGTATTATTTAAAGGCAGATATTTCTTTTTCTTTGGTAGAGGGTAGGTTTTATAATTTCAAAGCCTTAAATGGCTCTAATATAGTTTATAAAGGCAGAATCTTCTGTACTGACCAAGTAGTAAAAGATTACAGCATTAACAATAGCGTTTATACGCAACACGAAAGCACGAACGAATACATAGTTTACAATGAGTAGAAGAAATAACAAATCGGAAATAGAAGTAGTTTCTTTGTCAAAGTACACGACTCCAACAGTTGAAGAAGTAAAAAATAAGGAGTGGGTAATGTACGGAGAGGACAACAACCATTTTCAATGGCTAATCGACAGAAGTATCAAGTCCACAACAAACGGGGGAATCATTACTTCAATGGCTCGAATGATTTACGGAAAGGGTTTAGATGCTACGGACTCAAACAAGAAACCCGAACAATACGCTCAAATGAAACGTATCTTTTCAAAAGATTGTTTGCGTGGTGTTATAATGGACAGAAAGCTTCTCGGAATGGGTGCTTTTCAAATCAACTATAAAGGAGGAAAAGTAAACAAAGCTTTACACTTCCCTATGAACACTTTGAGAGCGGAAAAATGCAACAAAGACGGAGAAATCGAAGCTTGGTATTACCACCCAAATTGGGCAGAAGCGAAACCTTCCGATGAACCTTTGCGTATTCCTGCTTTTGGATTCGGTAACGGAAAAGAAAACGAGATTTTAGTCGTAAAACCTTACGTTGCAGGATATACGTATTATCCACCCGTAGATTATCAAGGTGCTTTGCCTTACGCTGTTCTTGAGGAGGAAATAGCTGACTACTTAATCAACGACACTTTAAATGGTTTCAGCGGTACAAAAGTAATCAACTTCAACAATGGAGTTCCCGATGAAGAAAAACGCAGAGAAATCAAGCGAGATGTAATGTCAAAGCTTACAGGTGCAAGAGGAGAGAAAGTAATTGTTGCCTTTAACAACAACAAGGACGGGGCTACAACGGTAGAAGATTTGCCTTTGAACGATGCGCCGCAACATTATGAATACCTTTCAAAAGAATGCCAAGAGAAACTAATTGTAGGGCACAAAGTTACTTCTCCTATGTTGCTAGGTATCAGAACAGGTAACAGCGGTCTAGGAAATAACGCTGACGAAATCAAAACAGCTTCTTTGCTATATGACAATTTAGTTATTAGAACGTTTCAAGATGAATTGCTTGATGTTATCAATGAGATTTTAGCATTTAACGGAATCTCTTTAAATACTTATTTCAAGACTATTCAGCCGCTTGAATTTACAGACTTGGACAATGTAGTCGATGAAGAAACAAAAGAGGAGGAAACAGGCGTTAAAATGAGTTCTGACGATGTTCTTGATGATTTAGGAGAAGATGAGAACTTGGACGAATGGGAATTGATTGACGAAATGGAAGTTGATTATGATTTGGAAGAACAACTAGATGCAGAGATAAACGCATTGAACAACCCTAAAAAATCTTTATTGTCCAAGATTTACAATTTTGTAAGCACAGGAACAGCAAGACCCAACGCAAAGAGCGAACAAGACAAAAAGATTGATGACGTTCAATACAAAGTTCGTTATTCTTACACACCGAATAAAGTAGGCGAAAACAGTAGAGAGTTTTGCAAGAAAATGGTATCTGCAAATAAGATATATCGAAAAGAGGATATTGTACAAATGAGCCAAAGAGTTGTGAATGCAGGTTGGGGACCAAAGGGAGCGAACACTTACGACATTTTCAAATATAAGGGCGGGGGAGATTGCCACCACAAATGGCTACGCAAGACTTACAGAAGTAAGAAAAGCATAGATGTGAAAAGTCCTTTAGCACCGAGAATTTCAACGAACAAAGCAGAAAAAGAAGGGTACAGAGTTAGAAATCCTAAAGAGGTAGCTATGATGCCGAAAGATATGCCTTACAATGGTTTTTTGCCAACTAATAAAAGATTTAAATAATGGCTGAAGTTTTACTAATTACCACAACAGACATAAAGAGAAATAGTACTATTGACGGGAATGTGGACGTTGATAAGTTTATTCAATACTTAAAAATTGCTCAAGACATACACATTCAGCAATATCTAGGTACTGACTTGCTAGTTGCTATTCAGACTAAAATTTCAGATAGTACGATTGACGACCCTGCAAATTCTGACTATAAAAACCTATTGATTAAGTACGTTAAGCCTATGCTCATACATTGGGGACTTGTGGAGTACTATCCTTTTGCAGCTTATACGATAGCAAACGGAGGGGTTTACAAGCATACTTCTGAAACAAGCGAAACGGTGGCAAAAGATGAGGTTGATTTCTTGATTGAAAAAGCAAGAACCACAGCACAGAACTACACACGTAGATTCATTGACTACGTTTGTAATAATACAACTTTGTTCCCCGAATATTTGAGTAATTCAGACGAAGATGTTTCGCCAAGTGGAGACGGAAACTTTGGTGGTTGGGTATTATAATTTCAGTATGAAGCAAAAAAGAGGAAAATACAAACAAAAACAAAAAAACGTAGAGCGTTTAAAAGTGTTTTTAAAAAAAGTAGAAAATGGCAAATTCGATAAATTGGGGAATAATAAACTTTAGTTCTTGGTGGGGTCAAGGAACATCATTGACAGGTTGGGGTAATACTTACGCAGATAAAATAATTGTAAAAAACTTTAAAGAAAGAGTTGAAGCTGACGGTGGTTCTGTTGAATCTTTGACTTGTATAGAATTGTAAAAAATAAAACTATGGCATTAAAATATTTATACGTACCAAGTGGAGTACAAGAAGGAAAAGCATACGGAGTTCTGCCTAATTCATCAGATGCTGAC